ACGAAAGATAAATGCAATCTAAATCTGCTATGTCAATCTGCGTCATGTGTTGTTTTCACTTCCCAATAGTGTGGTGTTGCGTAGTCTTTAGGAACTACAATGCAGATGTCATCGGGGTGACATCTATGCATTGTTTCTGCATCAGTGGAAAACAATTTCCAACTGGCTGGATTACTTACTTTGATTATCTTGCCATCTTTGACTTTTATATCAAATCGAGTTTGTTCAAAAGTAACTCTATCAATTGCTATGTAATTGCCCGGCAAGTCTTCCATGCTGTAGCAAACAACATTGCCGTGCTCGTCATAATACAAACGAAATTCTATTTTTACTTCGGGCTGTTCCCAGTTGTGTTCAGATACGGCTTGCCAAAAGCTGTCCATAGTGTTTCTCCAATTCATGTGCAAATGTTTTTTCGTGGTAATGCACTGGCCACTGTTGCGCTACTGTGTTAATTCTAACTTGACCGTTGACCAATTCCCAAACAAATTCATCAGTCCAAGGGCGAGCATCTGTTTTAAGATAGTTCACCGCCGGCTTCATATGAATCATGCTGGGCCAAGCATCGGGTAGAGTTACTCGTTCCACGCCCATGCACTTGGCTGCGATGGCATAGATCATGTCAGTGTTAGCGGCAATTGAGTCGCAGTATTTCAATGTTTGTCTTACTGCTGACCAATTTTCAAAAAACTGTTTGATCAATTGAAAAAATTCAGAAGCTGTTCTACTCAATCTCCAGTAGGTAATAGCATTGTACACATCTGGTAATTCGTTGTCGTCAAACAGTCTACGATAGGCTCGACAATCACTAATCTCATTGAGATAGTTACGCATGCCTTGACTTACAACAACATCACGATGTTCAAACCATGACCACCAATGAGAAATATCTCCGGTGATGACCATGTCTGCTTCTAGTTTGATTGTTTCGCGAAACGGCGAGGCATGAAATGCTTGCCAATCGTTGGCCAGCTTCCAAGTACCTGTGGGATCTTGGTCTCCGTAGGGAAATGGCTTTACAATGTCAAACACAGGATCTGTTTCGTTGACATCTGTGACCAAACAAATTTTACAATTAGGCATCCACCAACGTAGGCTTTTAGCCAGTGCTCGAGCACAAGCCACGTAGTCGTCTTGCCCGTTGTTGTGTGCTAGGATTAAATATCCACGTTCAAATTCTACTGCCACAGATTTTTCCCAAGTCAGGTTTGTTCATGACATGCAAGTCACAATTTTTTAAGATCATGCGCTGATGTCGGGCTTGATTGTCTACCATGCGAACATAGTTTAACTGAAACGAATCATCGGCCAGTTGATTTAAGTACACATCATAAAAGCTGGTAAACAACGGCCATGGAATGTCAGGTACTGCATCCAACACATGCCCATACACTGTATGCAAGGCTATGCTGATTGCATAATCATTGCGATATGGCTCTTCATTGAATTTATAAAGACGACTGTAGTGATACCAGTTATCTTCAATCATGGCCATCATGTCAAATACACTCTCTGCCAGGCGGCTTCGACGAAAAAACAAAACAGTAGCCCACCACATGGGCATTTCTACTTCACCAAATCGTGTGTCGTGAGCAAAGTTTCGTCGATCAGTGACATCTAGCACATACCTATGACACAGCAGATCTTGATTGCTGTCAAACAACACTTTTAATCTATCGCTGGACACAATATAATCTGTGTCCAGTACCAAAGTTTCATCATAGGGTGTGACATCGTATGCACGGCAACGTCCACGATTGAACCATGTTGCCGAGGAATCTGCATTCATATGATCAAATTTTCTAGTGCCTCCACTGCGACTTTCACGTATGATTACTTGATCAAACATTGATGTGTCTTCAGGTGCTGTGTCTGTGACCAGTGTCACAGGTATGCCAAGGTGTCGATTTATACGAGGAGCTGACCATTGCGCCTGGCTAATATAGTCGACTCTATCGTTGTTAAAAGCAAAGAGAACAGCGCCGCGACTCATCGTTGTCTTGACAGTTCTGTATGTTCAATTAGCCAGGCGTTCATTTGTTCTTGCCAATAACTGTGGGCTAGATTCTCAAGAGCCAGGGCATTTACTTTGACGGGTGTGCCGTAAAGATCCTCAATGACAATTTCTTCTTTGGGCTGAGATTTTAATAGAGCAAGTAGTTCTGGTCCTGCTCGCCACATACCGCCCTGTGCGGCAAAGGTCAGCTTGCTTTGATATTTTTCTCGTAGAAGTTTTTTTTGGGTAGCATGATCAAAACGATTTTTGATCTCTTGTGTTAGTTGATTTGGGTCCATGGTCATACTCCATTATAACAAAGTATGTACCAAAAGTAAAGGACCCGAAGGTCCTTTTTCTTTGTCAATATTACCTATTATGATCCAGTTTGGCTACCAGACATAGTTGGTGTTCCCCAGCTGGTTGTTGTTAGATTGGTTGTTTCGCTAGGTAACAAGGTCATTGTGGCATTTAGCGTGCCATCAACAGTGGTCAATCCACCCGGTTTAGAAATAGTAGTTGCAACTGTAATCACAGAACCTGTGTCAGCATTTGAGCCTTGTGCTCCATTGGATCTTACGTTAATGGTCAATGAGTTACCTTCGTAACCATAGTAGGAACTTGCACTCTGTGTAAACACTTGTACGTTAGACGTGGTAAGGTCGTAATAACCTGTAGTAGATGCAATAGTTGGAGATCCTGATCCGCCAGTTTTGTTAGTACCAGTGAATGTACCACCAGCGATTGTAGCAGTACCTGACCCACCTGTGATAGTGATTGTGCCAACTGCTGTACACAAATCTGTAATTGCAGTGTTTTGTGAATTTACAGATCCGCCTGAACGGCTGTAGCTCAATGTAACTCTACCACCTGCGTTGAAGAAATAACGTGCGGCGTCACCAGATGCAAATGTGATGGTTTGTGTAAATGTAACGCTGGTTCCCCAGCCGGTAGTACGATCGACACTACCACCAGACGTAATAGAAGTTCCTGAAGAAACACAATTCAATCTGTTGTTGTAGATTGTGGTGATATTTGTAGACAGAGCCGCAAAAGCTGAAATAGTATTGCCAACTGTAGGGCTGGTAATTGGTGTAATACTAGAACTTTGATGTGTGGCTGCACTAGAAATACGGTTTAACAGTGTAGTCCATTGAGTGGCTGTAACCACGTTTGCACCGGCTGAAACTGTAGGAACTATAGGTAGAACTGTTTGACCATATCCCCTGTCGCCGTTACCTATCCCCCATACCGAGTTGATATTGGCTACGTTATTGTCTGGGCTAGCCGCCCCGCCTTGCGCGAAAATATTATAATCGTCGGCTAGTATTACTGATCCAAGTGAATATGCCATTCTGTTGTTCCCTTTGTATTAGTTGAATTATATCAACGCTATAATTAACGGCGTTCTATTGCTTACAATAGTAAAGTGGTTGTTCACCACAAGCGTCGTTGTTAAAACATTATAGCTGGGTCTATAAATCAAATCCTTTCTTAGTTGATCGTTACAACTGCTTCAACTGTGCCTTCGCCAGTTGATGTTTTATTCTCAAGCGCACGACCAATCACATTCAATGCAGTGATTTCATCTTTCTTTGCGGCTCTGGCCAGGCCCATGCCTGCTGCCACTAGTCGATCGCCCTTACGTACAGTGCCTGTTACTAACACTGGAACACGACCTGTCATCGCAATAGGTGGATGAGTGTCATCGTCACCGGCGGCCCCGTTCATTGTGTAGGCTGCTCGTGTACTGATAACTCCAAATACATCGTCTGATAACTCATCTGTGGCTATGGTAATTTCTTTTTCGCCACCAAGCATGACCACTGTTCCTGCTGGATATACAGCATCTGCCGCAAATCTTTCAGCCAAGTCAGCGTATTCTGCTGATGTTGCTTTGGCAAATATAGTATTGAAAAACTTGCTTGAGCTACCAATGTTACCAACTCCGTTGGCGTTGTTGTTAACAAGACTACCAACTGAAACTGCGGCTGTACCAAAATTTACTGAGTTTCCTGTGGCAGCAATCAAGCCTGACACTACCAAATTGGTATTGATATTAACGTTGGATGTTGCTCCGTCAATGGTCATGCAAGTAGTTGTTGATCCGCCGTCATTGACTTGGAATATTATATCGCCATCTGATGTTTGGTTGCGCAGATATACATCTGTGCCTGTAACAAACAAACGTCCGTCGCTGTCGCCACCAACATAAAGACCTGTGTCATTGAGAACGCTCAATGTACCAGATGTTGATGTGTTTGCATCTGAACGCATGAACTGAGTGCTGTTCAATGTGTCAAGTCTGTCAGCGTTTGATGCAGTACCCAGCATGTCTGGATACAGTGTGCTCATGTTCAAACCTGGTGAGATAGTTGCAAATCCGCTTAGTGCGGCCGCTGGAGTAAAGGTAGCATCTTTGGAAAATATAGCAACAATAGTGTTGTTGACAAATATTTTTACAACAACGTGATCTGATCCTGGTGAATTGTCTGTAACTGTGTCAACAATGGCGCCTGAAGTACCAGTACCTGCTGTAAATGCAGGTCCAACTAAAATAAAGCCCGACCCATTGAATACTTTCAACTGAGCGTTTGTAGTATCAAACCAAAGGTCGCCAATAACGTTGCTGGATGGAGTTGAAGAACTGGCTGTGGCCGCTGATACTACTTTAAATGTAGTACCGTTATAGACTTTCATTACACCATTGGTTTTATCCCACCAAAGTTGACCAACCAATGGGTCCCCTGGTGCAGTGGTATTAGCACTGTTTTCCAATAAGTGAATGAAGTTTTCATCCAAGAATTCACCGTAGCCAGCATAGTTTTTGCCCACAAGGGTCATGCTAGAATCGGTGTTAATAGTACCGTCTGCTATAACAGCAAAAATGGTACCATCAGTAAGGTTAATTGTATATGCCATCTGTTCTACTCCGCTTTAGAGATATTTATCATATCGTAATCTACACATATTTATGCGGCACTCAAATTAGTAAGTGTTTGTATCCGCACAGTGTAATCAATTTGAATCTGGCGATTTAAGCTCTTTTGCACTGGGTGAAAAATCACATGGGTGATCAAGCGTAAATCATCAGGGCTTCCGTTCCAGGTTTTTAACCCTAGCTCGTCAAATACATACTCACCATTGAAATTGGTAGAGTTGTCAAATGCTTGTTGTCCAGCAGGTTCGCCGTAATCCAGCAAACAAGTGACCAAAATGTCTGTGTACACAGTTCCTGTGGTATGCAACACAGTGAGATTGTTACGACTAGGATCTGTGTTCAATGATGAGTTGTTGTCAACTACCTTGGCGTAGGTAGGATTATAAAGATCGGCATTTTGCCCTACAGTATTGGGTGGCAAATATGTGATCACACCAGTGGGATCAACTGAGCTACCGCCGTTGCCAAATGCCATAACATAAATTTGACCTATGTTCTTATTGGCCAAAGTGTTGGCCATGCTTATGGAAATATTTTCATAATGAATAGCGTTCTTTTTATCTACAAATATCTCTTTGGTAATTGGGTCAAATATCTTGACAAATCCCTCAATTTTTACAGGTACTTGCATCATGCTCGTGTCTCCAATATTACTTCTTGAGAATTAGGATCAAATATTCTGACATGTCCCATGACTGCAACACCAGCACGTTCGTTGGGCTTGGTCGTAGGTTTGGATTTTTGAGATTCTTGCTGAGATTGTATTTTATCAGTGTTTTCTTGCATGAAATTATTTACCTTAAAAATTAAACCCGACCTTCAATAAACCAGGCGGCTAGTGTGGGCTGTTCCTGCAATGGGCGACCATTGCTTGGTGTACCATCGCCTTGAGCATACATTACCAACGCCTGCTGAATAAAGATGTCAATTTCCAGTGTGGCAGCGGGTGCTGTTGCCAATTCAACTGTTACTGGATTTACCGAAAGTACATCATACTGAGATTGATCCAATAACGTGCCGCCCACTTTGACTTGTACTGCTCTTCCAAGCTCTATATCAGTTACGTAAGTTGATGTAGTACCGTTGCCCACAAAGAAAGTCAAACTGTTGCTGTCTCCAATTTGTATAATCTGTTTGGCTGCAGGCGCAGTATCAAATATCACTGTGACTGGGCTCACTGTGCTCACTGTATAATCAGCAGGGTCAATGATTTCTGAGCTGGCTATTGTGAGTGTTTCAAAGGTTGCACTGGATCCTGTGGTTGAAATATCAGTATTTGTAACCACGCTGGTTGGAGAAATGTACTGTACTCTGACAATCAATCCAGCCACTGGAACAAAATTTAATGTCACAGCCACTGGTTCTATGGATGTTACAGTGTACGAACTCTGCGGCAATTCAGATAGAGTCCCCAGTGTGGTGCCTATGTAAACTTGTACCGTGCCAGCATCTGTGGTCACTACATTGTTATTATAGGTTAGTTCTGTGACATAGGTAGTGGTAATATCATCGCCAATGAATGGAGCTGTCAGTGTGGTCTTTTGATAACGGGTTGGCAGCATGTCTCCACGGCCAATGTCTGTTACCACACTACCTACACTGTGCGAGTCAATGGCTGTACCAGCTGTACCACGTCTCAGACCAGAAACAGTGTTGGCCACAATATCTCTATTGCGATAAGTGATTCTTTCGCCGTTTATAGTAAGCTGACCAAATATATTGGCTGCGGTGTTTGGTTGGCTAAGACGGCTGGCATTCTCAACATGAATTACATCGGCTGATTCAGACAGTGCTTGTGTCAGCACTGTGGTATTGTCTCTGATAATACGATATATCTTTTGATTGCCCAGCATGTCTTGGAATATGCGGAACGAAATAGCCTCAGGAACCACGCTCATTGTGAATGATGTAATTACTACCACATCTCCAGGGCTGATTGTGCTACCTCCAATGGTAACAACACTGCCACTGACTGTAAAGTCTTGGCCTGCAACCAATCTCCAACCGTTCAAGGTTACCCACAGTCTTTCTGCATTGACAATAGGTCTGCCAGTGTCAAAGTCATTGGTTTGAACCACTGTTCCTGCAGTGTAATCAAAAGATCCAGGGGCTCCTGTGACTGTGCCAACGTCAAAATCTGTGGTATCGTAAGGTTGACCTACTGTGACGCCTGTTTGTGTGGGCCCTTGGAACACTTGAGTCAATATATTTTGCTCGTTGGTATCGTTCCATGTGGTCACTGCAATCACAGCATCACCGGCAGCACCAACCCTAAGTGTCAGCTCGTCATTGTTGACTGTGTAATTGGCATCAGTTGTGACTGCTATTACAATGGTTGCATCTTCTGCAGGCGCTGTGTTAAATTCTACATATCGATCACTGCTGCCGTCCCAAGGACTCACAGTGTAATCAACACTGAGATTTTGACGAATTTGGTTGACATAAACCACTACATCGTTGTCTGCAATCAGCCCCTGTGGAGTTTCACCACGGGTTGGCAAGTAATATGGTCCAACTGAAGTGCCATTACCGATGTACTCAATGCTTTCAGGTGGACGCAATCTTTGACCATTTCGTTCAACTATGAGATTGATATCGTTGGTACCTTGCAAACTGTTGGATAAAATATAGGTGCTGCCAATATATGGCAAATATTCAGTCAATGGATAACTCCAGCTTTGTGCTGGTGTAGTTTGTCCCAATACTGTTATTACTACCCAGTCTGAGCTGGAGTAAGTATCATCAAATGTTATAACTGTTTCGTACTTGTTGGCCGATGGTGCATAGGTATAATTGGTCACAATTTCACCGTTGACCACCACCAACAATTCATTTAACACACTACCTGCGTCAACCAACAAATAGAATGCTGGGTTGAAAGTTGACCCACTGAAGATTGACTCAAGTGTTCGATACACATTGTTTAGATATCGTACATAGCTACCTTTGGTATAGGTAGTAGAAGGTTGCCAATTGACCGCAGTTATTACTGGAATAGTCAAGTTGTTTTCTACAACTTCTCCAGGGTAGCTTTCTTTGTACAGTTGGCTACCGCCACCAATGCCATAAACATTGATTTCAATAAGATCGCCATCACTAGCCCCATTGGTAACTGTGACTGTCTGTGTTGGCCAGTCCACTGTGTAATCTACCTCTGGAGTCAACGAAACTCTGTTGTCTACGTTGACCACTCTTACTGCTACGGCATGTGCCATGGCATCAGTGAAACTCACAGTGTTGGTAGAAGTGGTGTAGTCAAGATTAACAGACTTGATGTTAAACCCATGCCCATTGCCTTCCCAATCTGCTCCTGGACGAGTGTACACACGGAAATCCAATGTGTCAAACGTTGTTCCTGGTACCAACTCTTCAGGAGCATGACTTGAATAGGTGTCAATAAATGCACCGCCATCGATGTTGATATCTGTAGGTCTTGTTCCAAGATAGGTGTCAGTAAAGGCGCTTTCATAAACAGCATCCAATATTGATTCTGAGTATGTTGGACGGCCTTCTGGGCCAAAGTCAATGTTATCGTAAGGGTTAATGTCAAAGTTTCCAACATCATACCCAGTGTTTTGGTTGAAGTTGGGTCCCATGACTTGCACACCTGGGTAGTCAATTCCGGTGATTACTTGTGCTAATTCACGACCTGGTTCGTTTGGTGTTGGAGTATACAATCCAATCACTCGATCCGCGGCGTCTAAAGTAGACTCGTCAACTATGGTGTACTCTGTAGGATCAAATATTGTTCCGCTGTTGAGTGCTTGGTTAGCACTGTAAACATTGTTTTGGAAACGAATCAACTGACCTTGTGTGTAGTTGGTATTTGTCTGCCAATCAACAACTTGGCTGACATAATTGTAACGATCATACTTGATAACTGTTAGTATGTGTCGAGCTAATTCATTGCCTAGTACTGGCACCGCACGGGCGCCTGTGCCGTTACCACCACTCACTGTCATGGTTGGAGTGACAATATATCCTGAACCAGGAACAACAACTATGACCTCAACCAGTTGGCCAGCTGTGTTAACACGAGCCACGGCCTTGGCACGAGTTCCAGCAAATCCCAATGTTGCAGTACCATTGGTAGCTGTACCGCTGGTAAACGTAGGAGCAACTGTGCCTGTGGTTCCCGAATCCAAAACAGTGTACAAATAATTTTGATAGAATAGTTGTTCACCATTGGTCACAGCAGTTGACGGTTGCCATTCTACTCCCACTGTGATTTCTGGCGGAACAGTGTAGCCTATACCTGGTTCAATGACATCTGCACCTTGCAACTGCAAAGTGTAATTTTGATACCATTGATTCCATGGTGTTTGATACCAGATAGGACTGCTAGATGGCACACTATTGCTGTATTTTGGCGGAACTGTATCATCCAGTGCTGGTGCTAGGAATTCTTGTAAATCAGTATCATAATATGCTGGGCAATCAAAGTCTGTGACATTTCCATCATAGGTGTCAATACCTTCATAGCGAAGGTTAAATTCTTTGATCTTGACATGATACGGTTTGACTTCTCGGATGTAATCCAGCACAAAGTCTTGGTTATCCTGTCGGAAAATTTGGTACGGCAACAAATCACGAATCTTGTGGTTGACATCAATCAAACTGGTCTTAAACAACCAATCTGGTGCAATCTGTTCGGTAAGAATAAATTCAAATACCAACAACAACAAGGAGTTACGGAATATTGCCAACTCGTCGATCAACAGTTGCTCGTTGATAGCCTTGATGATTTGTCGTGTTTCTGCCCCTGGGAATTGATCAAAGTATTGACTGTCAAATGTTTCTACGTCAAATCCAAACTTGCCAGCGGCATAGTCCCAGATAGTTTCTTTGATGCGAACAGTGCCGTCTTCAAGCACTACTCGAATCCACTGACCATCAAGGTATTGATAAATTTCAAATTTACCAAAACTGTTACGTGTGACTTTGGCGCTGGATCCATTGGGTATGGTCAATCTCAGCAGTTCGTTGTAGGTTGCTACTTCAGCCACTGGTTTAATTCCAGCGTTGTATCCTGGCTGTATCCAGTCAATGTATTCCCAGTACAGCTTGGTATCGTAATTTTGCACACGAGTAAGCAACAGCTCTTTGGGAGCACCTAGCAACGCATTGCCTAGGGTCACTGAGTAGATGGTCCACAGTCCGTTATTGGTAGAATCTGACGCCACAAGATACTTGTATCCCACAGGAACTTCGCTGAGGTCTTGGAAAGTAAGCTCTTGATAGGTAAGCACACGTTTGTTCCACTCTCCTGACGCAGATGTAGGTTCAGGTTCAGAACTATTGAGCAATGCAAATGATCTGCTGTCGCTGAGTGGGTACTGTGCCATGATAGCATTGGCTCGTTCTAAATAGTTTTGCAAAGCCAAAAAGCGATCAACAAAGAAACTCTGACGTGGTCTGAACTGCACACCATATAAATCTGCTGGACTTAAGGTTGTGTCAGGAACTTTATTTCCCAGTGTGTCTTCTCCGCAGAAAGAGTCAAGCATCTTGCGATACAAATTGGCTTCTAAGAAGCTGTCAGGGTTACCGGCAGAAATTAAATCATATTCAACGTGAACATTGTCATTGTTAGCTATTTTATCAAACTCAATGTGTAATATAGTGTCCTGTGCGCTGATATAATTTCTAGCGTTGTAAATTGCAGTGGTACTTGGATTTATGAAAGCCACGTACGAAATTCCTGAACTACGTGGATTTTCAATGTACTGTGCAATGGCCTGTACACTCAAAGTTTTTTTCAGTCTGGATGCTACTTCTGGAATTCCTTTGACCCAGAAGTAGTAGCGAGCAGTAAACATGCCCAGAGCATCTAACTTGCTAGACACTGTGTAACTGGTAGTGCTGTAAACTGTGCCCGGTCCTTGGTATGTGGCAGGAGGAGTTGGACTTTCAATCCATTGATACACATCCACAGTGGAACCTGGGAATAGTTGTCCCCAGCGACGACTAGCATAGTCAATGTCACCTTGATGGTAGTCAATAAATCTCACAGTCGAAAGATCCCACCAGATTTCTCCAAGATGATTTTCTACCCAAGTGTCGCCATAGTTGTTGATGTCACCAGTGTTGTAGGCTGCAGGATCAACTGCTCCCAAATAATCAATGTTTTGTTTTGCCGCACCAAGTATCTTGCCCTGCAATGGGTCAATGAAATCAAGATACTGAGTAACTTTTGATTCTAACCTGTCATACATGAACACAGAGTTGATCAAATTGACATCAACAATTGGAGTCTGTATATACACAGGTTTCCACGCTGGCGATCTGTCTGCGTTGTTGAGTTTGGCAACTCGTCCGTAGTCTCCAGAACTATCATTGAGGTCATCTTGCGGTGCACCAACAAGCATGATACCATTGGAATAGCTCACTGCTGTGCCAAACTCATCTAAAGATGCTAGAGTATCATCATATATTTGTTGGCCAAATACAAACTTACCTGGATTATAAATCGACTCGTTGGCTGCTGCCAAGAAATCATAGGTATATGCCACTCCGCTTTCGTTGAGAGGATCAAAGTATTCTGTTGATCTGCTATCAAAGTAAGTGGTGCCATTGTCAAATGTAGTTGGTGTAAATGCTGTACCTTGTGGAGATCCAACAATCAATGTCAACGCATCATCACTGACATCCACGGATGCACCAAAGTGCGCATAGGCCAGTTGCCCAGGTGCTTGAATGGTTTGTGTATAGTACTGTGTGTCAAACCCAATGTCGTAGAATGCGTCACCGAGCCCAGGAAGAACAGTCAACTGTGTAAATGGTGTAGCCGCATTGGAATTCAATACAGAAATTGTTAAGTAACCATTGCTAACAGTAGCTTGAGCATTAGGAACTTCAATTAGTCCAATGTTGTTTGGCTCTGCTGCCGCATTGATAGTGCTTGCATACAACTCAAGCCAACTAGATTGAATCCAGTATGTGGTGTCTGAAATGCTCACTGACACAGGTACTGCTCTCAATGCTTTGTAAATGGCAGAACTATAAATCACATATGATCCGGCAGACCAAGTAACGCCACTAGACCAAGTAGATGGCGTCGGAACAGCAACATCTACCTGGTTAATTCGAATAGTGTCACCGGGGGTTAACGTAGGAGACTGGCTGGTACCTGTTATGATACCATACAATCTGCTCTGATTGACAAATCTTTCCACACTGCCTGCTTCAGGAACCACAGCAGAGTCGTTGGGCTGACCAATGTATAAACTACAATTATTTGGGCACTGATCAATTGCTGTACCAAACACTGCACCTGCTTGAGGTGCATTTGACGAAACAGCCTGCATCAACTTGAATGTGTTTGTTTCTATTTCAATGATGTCGCCAATATTCAATGATGCTGTGATGTTTACAGTGTTGGCATCCACTTCAGTGAATTGACCATTGTTGTTGTAGGCATCAGGAATTAAGAAAGTGGCGTTAACTTTGACAGTGGCTGGGCCATTGAAATTTCTCAAAGTTGAATACTGAGTTTGAGCAGTATTGGTCACTGTGAATCTTTCTACGCTTCGATCAACTTGAAACACCTGACCAGCCAGTAATTTGTTGTCAGCTGTGGCATTTGGCGCTCCAGCAGTAAACTGACGCCCATCTGTGGTTGATGTTAAACTGTGTCCAAATCTAGCACCAGCAGTCAATGTCCCAACTACGGCAGAATCAATATAATCAACATATTTGAAATGTGTTGCACAATTTATTAACACAGTGCCCAATGGTGCGGTGTTAACAAAAGTAATTGTTTTTGTTGTGCTGTTAAATGAGTAGTCCATGTTTGGACGCTGTAACACACTGTTGACATACACGCTGAAACTATAGATATCTGTCACAGGGTATATCATGTCTATATCAAAATTCATTATTGCAGCCGTGCCAGTGCCTGTGCCTGCACCAGTGGCTGTAAACACTGTTCCAACAGCGTTTGATGAAGCTCCGATCAATGTGAAGTTGGTAGAGCCCGAGGTTGCTATTTGATATTGTTTTCCAGGTATAAAGTTGCCGGCTGTAATCTCAGCTGGGAAATATGTTTTACTCAACAAACGTATCACACGTACTTTGTCGTCGGTGTTAGGTGCTGTGTCAAATATCACAGTGCCATTAACATAGTCAAAATCAACACCTGCTGTTTTAGGAATGTTGTTTACAGTGACACCAATCTGTGTGCTGCCAATGCCGCCTGATGAAGAGTCGTCATCAACTATAATTACATCTGCTACAAAAAAATCTGTCCTTGTTCCGTCGCCAACAAAGTTTTTAACCTGGGACTGAACATCCACGCGATTATAAGCATATACTCTGTTGCCTGCTGGAGCACCAATGTACAACCAACGTTCATCGTTGCTGACATTTATGCTGTAGGAATATTCATCATAGTTGAACACATTGATTGTTTTGCCAGCGGTCGGTATGTATCCTGACTGGAACACTATATTAGACCCAGAAATAATCCAAGCAGTGCCTTGAGGTAAAACTACATCATTTACCACAACACTAACCTTAGATGTATCAGTCAATGTAACTCCAGTCACTGAATATGTAGACGCACCAGTGCTGGTAATTTGATCTATACGATAAGGTATTTCTGTCAACAGTTGACTCTGCAAATAATCACCAGAGTTAATATTTCTATTGACTGTTACTGCATAACCTTGTTTGGCCCAACTGTTAGCGGCTCCAACTGCACCCCATTGATTTCCGCCTGATGTAACTGCGCTACCAAAATTTTCAAAGTTGTTGGCACCAGGTTGCAACAATAATGTTTCTACATAGTCTAAAGATCCACCCTTGGTGAATCCATATACGCCACCAACTTCGTTGTTTAACCCAGGAGCACCGACCAATGCACCAAAGCCACCAAATCCTTGAGTAATAGCACTGCCGTATCTAGAATTGATCACTGGCTCCAATGGAGACAATGCCAACGCTGGAGTAAACGGATTTATTTTTTCGTAAACTACCCAGTGTCCTGTGCCATCATCATCGACCCAGGCACGATTGCCAGGCAATAAGCTATTGGCATACACAAGATTTGAAACATCGGCTGCCTGTCTAACACGCATGCTTTCAAGCACAAAGCAAACACCAATACCTGTGAGTTGTGTAACAGCACCGCCTAGTGTCAGTGCCACTGTGATAGTATCAAGTGACGGTACTGATAAAACTTGATATGTACCATCAACCCCCTGACCAAAATATTTCACAACAATATGTTGATCTTTGGTTAGTCCGTGTTGGTTGGCAAATCTTAGCGTACATGTGCCGTTGAGATTGTCTCTCACTTGTACAATGTTGTACAGCACAAGATTATTTCTGTAGATGTTCCAATCGTAGCTGTTGTCTTTGGCTACCCATACACTGGTCCCTACCTGAATATTTTCAATGTCGTTGATCAGTGCAGTGAGTTCAGCAAAATCAAACAGTTTAATGTCAGCATCATCCCAATTTACATAGCCTGCGGTTGGCAGTTGCACATCAGTGGCATTTAAGAAACTGGTTGGCAAAATATCTGGAGATGTAATTGGATAACTTTCCTTCCATAAGTGATTTACTTGCACTGTCTGATCAGCAATGCTGTATTGCTGTGGCTCAATCACTTGAATGGTAGAAGGATTACCTTGCAACAAGGCCTGATTTAGGCGTAGTTCATAGTAGCTACGATTAGCATTGGCTCCGTATATTGCTCGCTGGATTGCCCAGTTTTCAAAAATCTCGTACTCGGCCACTTCTTTGCCAAGATTGGCCTTGGTGAATATGTCTGTGGCCTGTGTGGTACCTTTGATTCCCAAAAATTGTTGATATAGGTTAACTTGACTGATGTCGTCAAGATTTAAATTCTGCATGTAACGACGTGGACGGAATCCAATCAATCCAAATGCCAGTAGATCTGCGTCTCTCTCTTGGTTGACCTGGTTGGTGTCGTAGAACCCACGTATAAATTGTGCTTTAGTGGCAGCGTTGGGCAATAGTCCTTTTTGTATTTCAGCGTAGTCGCTCTTGAGCCAAAACTGGAAATCAAATTTTTCCTGAGGAGGAATAATTTTTACTGCTGACCAATAAGCATCTTTGTACTTGACTATTTGTCCTTTGGTATAGCTCTTGTTTGGTATCCAATCTTGAATGTTATCTTGATTTAAAATAAATCCTTGTGCATCCAAGCTACCGTTCCATTCATAGGTGGTATATCCTGTGAACAGTAATCTGCTTTGGCGAGCACCGGTGGTAGGATTATAGATTAGATCATTGAATATACTGGTGTTATCAAGCACAATCAAGTTCTCGTAGGCAGTGAATTTGGCATTGAGGTAACTGAATGTGTTGTTGTTTACTGCTGTGAGTTGGAAAGCATTTTCGTATCTGTCGACTACATAATCTAACCCTTGAAGAGGTTGTTTGTTTTGGTTAAGCAAAATGTCTTCTGGTGCTGTGGTGCTGAGAGGTTCAGCAATCAAACCTGGTTTGACAATCTGCAATACATTGGCCACAGGGTTGATGTTGATTAAACTGCCCACTGCCCATCCCTGCTTGCTCCAATACACAAATTCTTGAGCCATTTGGCTCCAGTTAAGAATACGACCGCGCTCTTGATCCTCAAAGGTCATACCCTGGGCATCCATAAATGCTCCATAGCTCAACAAAAAGTCAACCACTGAATTTACGCCAACAAATTCATATCCGTAGGGGACCTGAACTACTGTATCACTGTAGTCGTCGGGCACTCGCACCACAGTGTCCGCTACTGTGATAGTTCTATAATTGCCGTTTGGTATGCTGGCACGTATTTCAAAATACGGTTTAGTGGTGCTGTACCCGTACACAGTATAACCCAAATCAGATTTTTGTATAATCACCGAACTCCAGGTCAACGATGCTATGGTTGGATTTTTATACAGCAATAACTGATAGCTTTCATCGGGTAACAACAAACTGGTGTTCAAGCTATTAGGGCTTGATTTTTCTGTAAACAGTTTGATATACTGCTTGTCAGAGAATGCTGCCATACGATAGCAAAGACGCACATCCAGATTGTCTAAAATATTGCTGAGTGCTGTAGTAGTTTCTTTACCAATGACTTTGTTGTAATCAACTACCCAGTTCAAGTAACTGTTTTTAGAAATTCCAGTGCCGTATACTTGAATTGTACCAGCGTCCAATGTACGAGTTCTATCAAAATAAACCCATTGTCCAAGTTCCTCGTTGAATCTATAAGCATCTCTATCAATGTAATATGAGAAGTACTTGGCTGGTTTGGTCAGTGCCAATAATCTTTGCACAGCAAAAGGCCATGCACTGGAAGTGCGCCAGGCGTTTTCAACTGGCCCGTCATCACCTACTGTCCAACTCTTACGGAAACTGCCCGGATCATATTCTCCAACCATGACTGCGTACGGAGGCAACAAGTTACCTTCGCTGTCACTAGGAATAACTGCGGTCAAACCTGGGCGACGATATTTTGGTATGATATATGGTGCCGCTGGATCCATTACTCGGCCAGCTTCTAAATCTTCCCATAGTACCAAGTTGCCTGAGGTATATGGGGCAGGACCATATTCTTGTTCCCACCATGTAGGACGTTTGCTAAATCCTAACATTTCCCAAGGGCGAGTATTTGGAGCATCTGTGTCGTAGAAATAGTTGTATATTCCTCTCCAGGCTCCTAACAATGTTTCATTGTTGAGTTTGTTTAAACTTGCACTATAGTTCCACGTAAATTGGTTGGCAGCATTGTATTCTTGATCTTTGTAGGGTAAGTTGTTAGCACCAACCCAGGCCAAGAAACTGGTGCCCATGATTGTGGTAATTTCTTGTTGTGTGTAATCTGTGGTGCGGAACTGACCAGGGGCAACATCTGCATAGGTCAACGGAATATCTAGTTGGTCTACTTTGAGATTGTCATAGATGCGTTTTTCAAATTCCAACAGAATATCATCTCTAATATCTTGATAGGCCACAGTTATGCTACCATCATGCCCTCTTATTACTTCTGTAGGAGTAATATAAGTTGTATCTACAAATTTTTCTGGAATAAATGATGGATACATGCCCATCTTGGTTGGAGTAGTTGGAACATAGTTTCCAAAAGTGTTTTCGTATTCTCTAATAGAAACTACATCACCCACAGCTAGAGGAACCAATATTGTCACTCGCGGTCCATCTACAGCAACTTCATATTCCACTCCGTTGATCAGCAATTCATTGTTTAGATAAATCAAAATAGCTTGGTAGTTGGCTGAGTCAAGATCGTAGGAGTACAGTGTATCAAATGTGTCTGTGGTAATAGGAGTAACTGTATACACTGTTTCTTGATATGTTTCCCCTGAAGGCAACATGTCGCTCCAGTAAAATGGAGACAGTTCTGTTTTTCCAAAATTGATTTGTGTGACACAAGCATCCAATATTTCAGCCACAGTCATATTTTGGAAATCATTTTTGATCACTGTGTCAACTAATACGTTTTTAAACTTTTGATATTGATACGATGTAAACTCCAAAGACTGGAAAAAGTCATATTCTGTGTTGTTGGTAAACACAGCAGTCATCAACACTGGCGCACTGTTTTGTATGATTTGATCACCGTAAGGAATTAGGTTTCCAAGATCTCGTGTGTTGTTGATACCGTTGATTTCACCAGTGAATGCTGATATGTTTTGACAGATCCCGTTGTAATAATTTCTTATGGTTCCCAAGGTCAGTGTAGTAACCTGATCATTGAGAGGATTGTTTTCAAGATTCAATGGCACAGTGTAGAAACCTGTGGGGCTGGCCACATCACTGACCACTGTGACTTCAATGCTGGCGTCAACTGGTGGTGGATTTATAAAAGTAATAATTGTGCTGTTTGATGTTATTTCATAGGTGTAATTGTCTGTGGTAAGGAACACAGCATTTACATACACTTTGACTGGCACAGTTGCGCTGTCTTGACTCACTGGAATGTCAATGATCAATGGCTCGTTGTTGTATGTAAAAGAAAAACTCTGACGAGACATCACTGTGGATTCAGCTGTTTCCCAACCAATCAATTTTCTAAAATTTGTACGGTCAGCATATTGTCGAACAAAACCTTCACCAATTGGTTTTTCAACACTGATAGTATCTTCTACATACACAAACGTGTCCATATACAAATTGGTGTCAAATACAATGTCTCCCACATTGTTGATTGTGAGATACTTGAGTGGTTGGCCAATGATTTTGTCTGTGACACCTTCGCCTGGAGCATAGCTAAACAATTTTGTTCCACGGAATGAAGTGCTAGGATAAATCAAACCGTCGCTGAAACTGTATCCAGCCGCATCGTAGACATCAAACAACGGAGGCTGATTTACTCCACTTTTTTGTTGTGCTGGGATCCATGTTTCATTGTTAAACCAAAAGCTCTGTCCCTGTAACGTAACACCGCTTAAACACACTGCCACCACATCAAATGGCTCATCTGGCTTGTTGAGGTTGGCTGGTTGCAAATCAATGATAGGTGTTCCGCCACCAGATGGTTCAATAAACGTTACTTGATAAATTTTGTTTCTAACTTCAGGGTCTCGGTCCGCGGCAAATATCACACGTGAGCCTGTGGCAAATGCATATCCGTCAACACTATATCCAATGCTGCCATTGATATTGCTCATGGCATCAGTTTCACGGAAATCGATAATGTTGATTGGCTCAATTCCTTGAGTACCAAAATCAAAAAGTTTAAGTCCTGGCACAAACTCTAACACTGGTCGTTTAGCACGAGCATTATTATCAAGAAAAGGCACAGTGTTGTTGTATTGTGCAGTGGCATTGATAATGTCCACGTGGAACCAACGATTACTACGAGTCCAAGCATTTAGATCTTTGCTGGCACGATTGATTGTTATGTAGTCTTGATCAACAGGAGCATTTAATGTGTCATCAAATGGAGTTGCATCATAGGGTGTTGAATCATAAGGAACAGTGCTAGAACGAGTATATGTTTCTGGAGTGATCAAACTGGTCACTGGCACTAGTTCAATGGCTGTGCCTACTCCTTCTACATAGTATTCTTTTTGTTCATAGCTAGGCGGAGTGGTTGGGCCTTGGAACTGAATCTTTAGGCCGTTAGAGAAAGTTACTCCGTTGGGACTTGTATAGTTCTTTTGTCCAACAATTTCATCAATGTCTATATCTTGATCGCCGGACTGATCTACTAGTTTGATAATTCCAAACAACTCTGGATTGTCTGCATCTTGATAGTACAATATGTCGAGGTTGGCTGTGATCAAAGGAATTTGTTCAAACAATCCACTGGAATTTTTGTAAAAACTAATGTTGGCATATTGATTGCCATAGAGAGTCAACAGTCGGCTGAGATTGTTAACTGGACGATCTACTGTGAGTCGTATGTAGGGATTGAGTGAATCGTCAAACACATAGTTGATTCTCCACACGCTGTAGCGTTGGCTATCCAGAGAAATTTCCACTGTTTCGTCAAAGGGCACAGAGTCATAAGGTTGGCCGGCACTGTCATACAGTCCTGTAAAAAACCATCCAGCATTGGACAAGAAAATTACAGTACGACCATTAAGATCTTTGACTCCGTCGATGCCACCATATCTTTCAATGAATTCGCTGACATAGATATTGTTGATATCATCAAATTGGATACTGGTAGCAAAGTCTACTGTGCCGGCATCCTCAAGTTGATAGTAAAAATTCTGTGCGCTTTTGGCAGGAACATTAAAAGTAATGGTACCGTTGTCTTCACCGTTGTTGGTTACACCCAACACTTCTCGACTGCTTTGATTTGGGGTCTGTGGCAGTACTCCTGAGGTACCGGGTACTGCTTGTATCCAGAATCGATGCCCATTCTGTTGTACATTGAAGTCGTAGCTACCTTGACGCACCAACGTGATGGTTGGGTTTGTGCCAGGAACTCCGCTGAATGTATAATTGTTGCTGTTGCGAGTCACTGTGAAATCATCAGTGAGTGGCACAGGGTCAGCAAACACGTCAACCGAATCAGGACCGGCTGGTAACCAATAGTATTGACTAAAATTTATAAATTTGTCAAGATCAACAAAAGGATCCCAGCTGTAATATTCACTTTCCCATAAGCGATCTTGTCTTGTTGTTGTACCGCCTTTGACTTTGATTGAATCAACCAGACCAGGATAGGTCACTGCTGTTTCAACTGTGTTGGTGTTGGGTTTAAGGAAAACTACGCCTGGCTCAAGCTGATAATCTGTACGAGTTTTAGTAGGCTCAAGTACATAGCTTTCTTTGGGATTGACTCCAGGGCCAACACGTCGACCAATAAAACCTTGTGTGGGTTTGAGTTTAGGATCCTGCACCAATTGATCCAACGTAGCAGACAAGAATTGTCTGTTGGTTGGTGTGCGGAAAATCTCTGGTAGAAAATCTACTGTACGAATTCTTGTTTGTGCCATTGTTATACTACCCCGCTGTTTGGTGCGGTTCTCAATTCACTGCTGGTCAATGCATCAATGACTTCAATGTCGTTGACCGTGGCTGCATTTACAAATATCTCATTGGGTTGGCAACGTATTTCATACAAGTCACCAAAGCTCTTCAATGGATCCTGCGGCACTAATACCACAGTAGAAATAATATCGCCTAGTTCTTTGTGTAAGTAGGCCGCTAGCTCTGAGAAGAAGAAAGTCAATCCAAAGTCCCATTTGTCAATGGTAAAGTATTCATTGACAGCGGCAACCATGCGACTCTTAATTTCACTCACGCTGACCACAGCAGATGAACTGCGTACAACTTTGAGAGTGGCTCGAAGTTCAGGCGACGATTTGTCACCAAACAAAGGCTTGAACACTACAGAATTTAAAATCATGTTGTCTGATATCATTTTATATCGTTGTAAACTATTGTATGCTGTTCCTAGTTCGTCAATGGTAGGCGGGCTTGGTTCAGGCACTGTGCCTGTTGAGTCTTTGATGTAGTTTTGATAAGCATTGTAGTAAGCTGTGGTCACTAGATAGATATCAATAATATTTGAAGAACCTGGATCAATGCGTCGACTCAATGGAGCATTGTGTCTGTATTGGAAATACAAATCCTGGCGGCCAACTCTTGCTATAAGTCCTGACAATTCTTTCAAAGTTCTTACACCGTTGAAAGCTATGTCAAGTTCGTAAAATACCAAGTCGTTGTAGGCGTAAAAATATTGACCGTCAGAGTATTCTGCTTTGGCCAGCTCAATTTGATCTAGAGTGGCATATTCGCTGACTACCTTGCCTTTGGACAAAGGCAGATAACGTTCAAGATTGTCAAAATCTACTGTGCGCTCAAAGAAAACATATTTGGTGGTAGGGTTTACCTCAGGTGCCACTAAAGTTTCAAAATAATCTGGATCGTCAGCTACTCCATCGTTGTCAGAATCTTTGAAACTGATCTGTACTTGGAAATCATCAATATAACCGTCTGCTTGTATAGGCTGACCAATGATGTCCATAATAATGTCGCTGTTCAATGGAAGAGACACGTCTGGGCGATTGTTGGTTTTAAGGCAATTGATAAAATCATTGATTACTGATCCTGTGCGAGGATCATACACTGCCTGCGAGCCATCATAGAAAAAGCGAGTTTGCAAAATACTGCCCCAGAATCTCTGCAGTGCGCGAGAGCTAACTGTGTAGGTAACTCCGTCAGTTTCAAAGGCCACTAACCAAGAATTATCAAGGCCTTGCCCAGATTGATCTTGTGCATTGGCCAAGCTAAATGTGGTTGCTGGATTTAAATTTTGACTGGTTATCAAATACCATTCGCCTGTGAGGTTGTCAAACCCTAGTCCAAAATTTCTGTAGAGTTCAATCTGATCAATCATTGACTGCTCTAGTGTGACTGGCAAGTCTGTGATAAATTTAGGTATTACCTGTGTGGGTATAGCACCAGTTGGTATAAAATTGTTCAATATAACCGGCCCTTGACCATCGGGCAAATTGCCTGTACCAAAGTTGGTACCATCTAAAATCAATGCACTCACTGTGGCCCATAACACTAGCTTGTCATTGGGCAGGGTAGGAAGACCCAGTTTGAGTCTGTTGTTTTCGTCAAAGTAGTAACCAGTGGGAGCTACAAATTTAATCAACGACCCTTGCGCCATGTATTGTTTGTTGTCACTGGATTGCGGACCAATGGGTGCAGGTGCTCCCGACGATATAAATTCAAAATAACCTGTGGTCTCATTGAGCGCAGTGGTACTTTGTTGCCATCTAATTCCAAGGGTGAGTAGATCAGGACGAAGGAAATTTTGATAGTAAAATTCCAACATTCCCCTGCTGGACAGCACAGGTTCCACTGCGTTGACAATGACATTGGATATGTCGTTTTTATCAACAAATGTAAAAGTAAAACTTGGGCTTGCGGTATTTTCCCAAACTAGTCCGTCGCTGGCAAAAATATTAGTTGATGAATATTTGCCTGTGATGTCAACTAAATCAAGATAACGACTGGTTCCAATAGAACTGCGGTTCACTGCTTTTGACTTGATGATTGTACCAAACAAAGTGTACGGGAAGTTGTTGTAGTCTTCACCGTTGACCATACGGTTTTGTGTATAGTACCTAGCAGGAGCGCGACTCTTGATGTCGGCCAGGCTTTCTCTAGATGACGCATTAGACACAGGCTGGCTGAGGCCACAAGTAAATGTAACTGTTTCAAGACGTCCTGTGCGACTTACATAACCAATACTGATCTGTATGGCCTGCATCTCTTCAGGGTTAATGATGTATTGCAGTCCATTGGAAGCACGTACATAAGAACGGAATGTGCCTACGGGTATTTCTGTGAACACACCATCGCCAAAGTTCAAGTTAATTTGATCGTTAGTTCTGCTGGTAACAGCAAAAAATTTACGAGCATCAGGGGCTAACTGTTCAACTGCGGCTGAGTATAGGCTAGGAACTTTGATCCATTCGGCTTGAACGTTGCCCACGTCGTCAAGTTGATACAACCAAACGTCTTCATTGTTGATGCCGTCAATGTTGATTGCTACAACTCGATTACTGATACGCTCGCCAAGATTGAAATCTTGATTTTGCAGTGTACCTTGTTTGAAATAAAAGAAGAATCCTGTGTTGGGACTGCCAAACCCTAATTGATCAGTGCGGAACAACACATTGAATATGCCTGAAGGTTTAGGTGCTGGTTCATATACATAGTCCTCGTCCTGGAAGGTTGAGCTCACTGCTTCAAAGGTCATTGATGTGCCATCAATGGTTGATGTAAACGGTACCACTGGCAAATAGCCAGGCACTAAATTGAGGCTGTACTCTTGTGTTTCTATGCCTAGGATGTTTTTAGTGGCACCTGGTTTTCCAAAGCGTTGACTGTCAACCAAGGCAGCGTTGAGTATAACCGTGAATTGTTCTTGCCAGTTGACATTGGTCACGTCATTCCAGTTTACTGTGACTCCGCTGAGATTTTGACCGTTGAAGTCTATCACATTCTCTGTGGTTGATATGTTGAATACTTTAAGGTACCCCTGTGCTTCTTGGTTGCGTTTAGGGGTGTAGCTAACCAAGTTGGCCAGTTGCACAACAGAATCTCTACGTTCTGCTGTGTCTAAGAAATTTTCACGTATGTTTAGGTCATTGCGGAATGACAGAGACTGTCCCATGAATGCCATGACATCAAGCAAGGCCACGAACTCGCTGGACTCAATGTAGTCGTTGAAGTTTTCTGGATAGTACAGTCTGATGTAGTCTATGAAACTCTTGCGTAGCGTTTCAAAATCGTAACTTTGAAAGTCAGCTTCGCGGTAAGTTTGGTAGATTCTTTTCCAGTCCTCTACTCCGAATATCGCTGTTTGTCTTGTAGTTTTGGCCATAATACCTTCCGTGAAGTATTTATGGTTTAGATTAACGGCTCAGTTTTAGATGTAGCTGGCTGTGCGTGTTTGTTGGTCAAAAAACACTGCCAGTCTTTCAGCGTTGGTGCCTTGCACTGTTTGTATTTCTAGTTCAACCAGGATACCATTGATCTGCGGGTAAGCATCAGCCGTGGTAAGATATATTCTAGGATCTTGTCCTACTATTCTTTGCATTTCTTCTATGATTAAACTGGCAGTCTGTTCTGTTTGAGGCTCAAATATCAAATTCCACATTGTGGTGCCCACGTCAGGTCGGCCCACTTTCTCACCTTGTCGTATGTTAAAGTAGTTCAAGAGATCACGTTTGATCAGCTCAAAATCCACAAGAGTAAATTTCTTGTACTGGTTAATAGTGTTAAATCCAATAAATGTAGGCATAGTAATGTATTTAAATGAAAAGTTGATTTCTTAGATCTGCTTGTTGAGCTCTAAGCTCTTCAAGTTTAGCAAACAATCTAACACGGTTTTGATTGGTTGTTGCACCCGATGATCGACTCTGAGTAGCAGAATTTAGGGATGCAATTTGCGATTCTACACTGGCTATTTCTGCATTTACCTGAGATAGTTGAGCTTCCAATAACGCTGTGTTGGAAACTTCTGTGTTGGTGTTGACAAATCCACTGTAGTTTGGAGTAGTTACTTTGTCGTTGCCGATTACTGCTCGTACTGCATCGTCGACGGCTCCTCGATCAGTTGTAACAGTAGACCCTGGTTGCACTGTGCTAAAACCTTTGAGTGCATCACTGATTTTTTGATTGCTAAGTTCCACTGCATACTGCGCACCACGTACCAGCTGGTTAACATTGGTCACTGTTGTAGTATTGTCCAGTGTGCCTTGCACCCAGGATTTTACCACAGTAGGACCATATTTGGATCCGGCCTGTACCAGTCCTGCCAATTTAGCAGGTTCCTCATTGCCAGTGACTATGCCTGCAGATCTCAATTGCTGTAATGAACTTTGATATAGATCTGTCTGCACAGCGGCTTGCAGTTTAGGGTCTGTCAACAATACATTGACGTTGGTAACACCTGCTTGTCCAGTCCACACACTGGGACTTGTTAAAATCTCTGTGGGTGTGGCTGTGCCATCTGTAAGGTAAAACTCAACTGTGCCTGGTTTTAGGTATCCTGCATCTTCTAATTGTTTAGGTGTGAGTTTGTAAGCTCCTACACCTTCGTCGCTGACAACATTTGAATCTTGACCAGACTCCAGCTTGACCTGTGCCAGCATGCCAGTGACCTGTTCAGGTTCAATAGATCCCACGCTTACTGTGGCTGGATCCTGTGTTTCGTATTGTTCCGCTTCAATTGGAGTAAACTCAGTATCTTGAATCTCGGCATATTTTTGATCAATTTCCCCAGACACTGCTGTGCTTACTTCTGCAGTCTGTAAAGCTGATGTGGCCGATATTCCTCTACCATGGAATGGGTAAGGTTCGTGTGTGGGTGCTCGCGTGACAATGGACTGCAAGGCTCCACCTTGTACTACCCAGCCACGATTTTGTTCAAACTTAACATCTGGTAAACTTTGTTTCAATATACTGCTAGGCTTGGCAACGTCGGGCGCATCGCCACTGTTGAGTGCAATACATCCTGCCGACAGTGACATTTGATTGCCACCGTTAAATGTGCCACTTTTGCTGGCTTTGAGACTCAAAGTGCCGTCGCTCTTTATACCTACGTAGCTGTCACTGTACAGTAGCATGGCCTTGGATGCACTGATCTGCGTCAGATCTGCTTCAATGGCCACTGTTCGTTCTCCACGAATGTTCACTGAACCTTTGGCATTCATGTTGATATTACGATCTGCATGTATATTGATATCCCCATTGCTACGTAGATTGATAGAGTTGGTTGAATACACATCTACCGTGCCTTGACTGCCAAATTCCATCCAAGTTTGTCCGTTGGCATGTATGATGTAAAAACAATCACCTGAATCACTCATAGTAATCTGATGACCTTTGGCTGTGCGTAGACGAACTAGCTGGTCAGCACCTACAAGATCACCGTCGTCCATGACAAAACTATGCCCGCCGCGACGTGCTATCACTGCGGCATCTTGTGGCTGTATTGCGCCTGCTTCAACTCTTTGTTTGACATCCTGGTCGCTCATACCACCTTGATAGATTGGTCTACCTGGAGTTGAAATACCATAGGCTGCGCTGGGGCTTTCACGTTGGGCATTGGAACCAATGGGACCACGCACAGGATCTTTGATCAATCCTTGCTGTAATAACACTGCGGCTACTACAGAATGCACAGGTTTTTTGCTGTCAAAAAATCTAGGGTTCTCGTCCAATGTTTTATTGTTGATGTTTAATTCAACCACTGGCAACTGAGGTGCGCCTTCAAAGTACGGTGCTTGAGCACTGTTATCTAATTTAAAATTACGTGTGGCTCCAATGGCAGGCAGCATGTGCGTCACACCTGGATCAATCACTGCACCAAGATAGTAGCCATAGTTTGAGTCGCCTGACGCAAAGAAACAAACCAAAGTTGTGCCAATGTCAGGAGGAGTAAACCACATACCATAACTTTGTTTGTTTAAAACATAGTTACCTTCGCCAGTTTGCTGATCTGTTGGCGGGTTAGTTGCCCCATAAAACGGACTTACCGGCGCCACTGTTCTCCAAAGATCTGGATTATTTTTATCTGGGCCAGCAAAGTCTTCGATCCATACTTTGACACGACCGCTTCGAGTGTTGTCAACAACCTGACGTACTTCGCCAATGTACATGCCCACCTGTGTGGGTGCATTGCCTCGATCTAGTTTATAAGCACCGGGTACGCCCGAGCTTCGTTGCATATTCTCTGCCATCTATGTCCTCTTATGGTGCTATAATATCGCTAATCTGGGCCGCATCATCTCCAGGGGCCTGCCCATTGTTGCCTCTAACCTGGCTGGCCACTGCTGTTCCTCTTCTGCCACTATCAACGCTACTTCTAGTACTATTATATAATGGTGCTGCCGGGGTGGCTGTGCGAAATTGTTCTCTTATAGCATCAATTTCGTTTTCTGGTGCTCTTGCTACATCGACTGCTATTATTTGATCAGCTCTGGATGCTATAACTTGAGCGCCTGACTGTCGAGCTATGTCCTGTGCTGTTTGGTCTGCGTTTCTTGGATCAAATCGTCTCACAGCACCTTCTAATTTTTGTGTAAATCTACCTTGTCTAAACGTACTCTGCACTTTCAGTGCTGTAAAAACAGTACTCACTGACGCTAGATTGTTTTCGCCAGTGGCCTGACTGTAAGATTGATTTTTAGCATTAACTTCGGCTAGGCCATTGGTGATGTTATAGTCTGCCACAGGGTTAACTCTAATTTCATACAAAGTTTCACTGGCGTCTGTGTTCACTGATCCGTCGGGCATGAATGGTTTGAGGTCTATACCGCGATTATAAAATATATCGCTTTGTACCAGCCAGTCTGGATCACCCACAATGGTCAGCTGAGCTTTTTCTATGTCAGAATCACTGTACAGTCTTTCAGATAATTGTGCCGCAGGAGTTGTGGTATCACCCTGCCCTCCGGTGCCTTCTGAATTGGGCTTGTTTTGAAAATATCTTTTTTCATACAGTCGACCATCAGCTGTTAAATCATTTAAACTGGACCCGCCCTGGCTGTTGCCAAATGACAGTGTATAGTTGTAGTTCACTGTGATATCTAGGTCCAACACTTCGCTGTTTTGTCCTGTGAACCAATAATTATAAATTTTGTGTGCTCCACGATATCGAGCTCGAGGAAACACTGGCACACGAGGATCATTGATTTGATACCTGCTCACAGTATAGGTAATTTTATACGCAATGGTTCTTCGTATGTTGTCGTATTTCAATGGAGTCACTCTGCTACGAATTCTGTACCATTGCACTGTGGCCACCGGTGTTTGTGGTCGAGGTTTCAAAGTTACTTCGTCAAACACAATGTTTTGTTGGCTAGTGATATAACTGCTATTGCGCATGACCAAATCAATCAACTGAACTATCTGTGTGCCTCGTGTGACTGACCAGTTTTTACTTTGATTGTCATAACGTGTTTTGCCCGGCAACAAGGCTTCAGCGGCAGTGGTAGCCACCGGCATGGTAGAACGCAGTTTGTCTTGTTTGCCCGGTCTAGCCATTTTAGCGTCTGCCAACCCTGGAACATTTTCTAAAATAATCTCATACTGATCAGCAACTTCTTGTTGTCCTTTGCTGACCAAATCAAGTTGATGTTGGTTAAGAGCTTCGCACAGTCCTTGAGTATACAGTTTAGCATTGCTCAACGACGACGCCTTGGGCGGTGCGCTGGCATTGGTTCCTGGATCGTAGAGTTCACCAGTTTCGGGGTTACGCCTCAAGTTAGATGCTGATCCATCTTCGGCATACACTGGAATGCCTATACTATTGCCCAGTGCATCTGCTCCGTTGATGCTCGACGATCCTAGCACAGCGCGACCATTCAGCAGAGTTTTAACATCAGGCGCTGACAATTCAAAATCAAAAGGAATAGTAGCTGTAGCATCACTGAATGCAATGTTGGTTTGTGGTACGGTGGCTGCAATTTGGTACTCCACGGTTTTGGCTGATATTTTATATCTGATATCTGCTATTTGAAAAGGGAACCATTTTTCCAATATTGTGTTGCTGTCGCTGCCAACTTCTGTGATACCAAGTTGGCTGCCATTTACCATTTTGCCTTGCGCATCATACCCATAGAATCTCACTATCATGAGAAAATTCTGATTGCCTTCACTCACTGTGGAGCCTTTGTCGGACTGATGTTGTCTGACTGCTTTTCTCAATCGGTCAATAAATGTTATTCCTGTGGGCTCAACCACAGTGAATTTTAAATCTGTTGCATTGTGCGCTCTGGTGCCAGCCTGTGTTCCTACTGCGCTTTCAATCACTAGATTGTCAAGATAAAAATCTACGTCAAAAAATTTGTTTCGTTGACCTGTTCCAAACCCTAGCCCTTGATCGATGCCTCCACTTTGTATAATCAACTGCTGTGTGGGTAATACTTTTTTCTGGCTGACCAACAAGCGTTGATATTCTTCTATGTTCATGATATAGATGCTGATGGTGTAGGTCATTGACGCCAACTTGGCCAAAGGATTGGGCTGAGCAATGATTGGTGCCAAAAACTCTGGAGCAATTTGGGGCCTTCCATCGGAAGTTGACCCCGACGTTATCACAGATGAAGCTTGTACTATGTTATCATCATTGGGCGCATAAACACCGTTGTTTTGTGTGGCTATTAAATTTCTAACATTTCTATTACCACCTACAATCGATGATGCGCCGTCATTGGCACCCAGGTCTTCATTGTTTTCCAACGGCGGTCTTTGTACATTAGTTTGTGCCGAAACTACATTGGGGTCAGGTAGTGGGTTTCCTTCATCATCATTGACAATCAAAGGTGGTGGCGGATTTGACACCACTGCATCTTCTAAACGAGCCTGTCTAGCCGCAATGACTTCTTCACCTGAGGAATCCCCTGGTGGTATTGGCACATTGTTGGCTTGGTTGTAGCGTGTTTCATTTAGCCGTGTTAACAAATTTTGCGAGGATCTACGTACAGAATTTATACCATCTTGTATGTTTTTTTGCACAGTGGTGTATGCCTGTACCAGTTGTCGTTCTGGTTCCACTGTGGCCTGTGTGGCCATGGCTGAAATTTCAGTGCCGGCTTTGCTGTTGTTGGTTTGTGCCAGACCTAGAAAAGTATTGACCTGCCCATAAAGACTTTCTGCTCTAGGTACGTTTTGCACAGCCACAGATGCTGCCAGTTGACCGTTGAGATTTTCTGCGGTGTCTAGTTGTTTTTGAGCCTGATTGAGGTAGCCTTCTGCCTGTCGCTGACTTAGTACAAATGTCTGTGCCATGTGTTAGAATCCCAGGGCGGCTTTGAGTGTGTCAATCTTGGGAATGTAAATTTCTACACCTTCTCGAAAACTACCTAGAGGATCTGTCAGTGTGTTGGGGTTTCGCTGAGCAAACACCCACCAAAGTCCAGCATCGCCATATAGGTCATAGGCCAGTAGGTCAGGGCGTAGATTGTAGGTAGTATTGATCTTGAAAAAAATGTCGTCGGCCTGTTTGGGTATGGGGCGATTGGTCATAAATCCAAGATAGATATTGTTTTTTGGTGTGCTAAAGTAAGCACTGGTTGGAGCATACACAGCCATTACCAGAACCCTCCTCTTAACAAGTTGCCATTGGCATATTTTTCTAAACTAAACTGCTGGCTGACCTGACTGCGTGTTGGCATTGGTAGCAAGGTCAACGCTATACTAATTTTAGTTGGTACATAAGTCGGCGAATTAGTGCCAAGATTGGGCGGTGCCGGCGGAATGTTCATGCCACCTTGTGGTAAATTTGCTCCAGTGAGTCGACTCCATATATTACTAAGACTGTATGACGCAGTGGTAGTGCTGGATAATGCTCTACGGAACATCAAACCGTTGCCACCTTGAGTGACACCGGCAGAAGTTGATTGACGGCCTCGAGCACGAATATAATCTACATCACTGGGTAGATTGTAGTTGAATTGTTTTATCACACAAGGATGCTCGTTGAATTGAAAATCTCCCAGGCCACTGAGAAATACCAATGGTGGCGGTGTACCGCGATTCTTGTCTTGTCCATAAAACATTTTAGTGCATGATCTTAAAAAGTGTATGGTAGCCAATAGATAGTCAGCTTCTGTGGAATCTTGAGCTGTGAAGTCGGCATTCAGTGTTACTTCGCCCGGGTTACTACCTTTGTAGAAATATCCGCGATAGTTGGAATGTACCAGGTCATAGGCATTGTATTCTGCTGTATAGGCCATGTCTATGCGAGGAGTATACGGAAATACCACGCCATCTGTGTTGCGCAATGGCTCCATGATACCAGCTGTACCAATGCCAGGAGTTTTATAAAGATAATCTGCACTAGGAGCTAGTCTTAATCGAACACGCCAGTCACCATCGCCCACTGCTTTGCCTGCGGCTTTTCGCAAGGCTGACACTGATGCCTGTTGTCGAGCCTGTGCCAGCGCGGCTTGTTCTCGAGATGCTTCTGCACTGGCACGAGTGGCAGGTTCAACAAAATCGCCACCCACAAACACAGGGTCTCCATTTTCGTTTAAGGTATAGCCTGGTAACAAGAAACCGTCTTCGTCATAGGCCACTCCTGTGAATGCTGGAGGTTTGTTGCCGTAAGCAGGGTCGCCCACAGAAAGATTTTGTGCATCAAGTGTGGCTTGTTGTTGAGTGAGTCCAGATTGAACTATTTGCCCATCAGCAAGATTTACTACATCCCACTTGCCTGTTGCAGGATCGTAAGCGGCCGCGTAGTTGCCGCCAACGGGTGCTGGTGCTACGTTTTGCGGAGGACTGGCCAAGGCCTGTGCCTGTTGTACATTTACAGGATAGGGATTAGGAGCAGGGCTGGGCTGGCCATCGAGTCCAACAGCCACTCGATTTCCTGCCCCATCTTCGTCTTGAGCTTCTCTTCTTTCTGCATCAGCGGCAGCAGGATCTGGAGGATCATTAACTGCTGGTGGACTAACAACAATAGGTGGTGGAATAATTGGCGCAGGTGTGCCTGTGCCAGCTTGCGGATCGTTGGTCACTGTGTTCACACCGTCGTTGGAATCAGCTCTCTGAGGAATAGGAGGTCTGGGAACTTGCGGATTGGGAGGATTGGTGGCCCTGGTTAAACTGGTCAACTGTGTTTGAGCTTGCGCACGAGATCTTTCTAACTGCTGGATTGCTTGTTCAATGGCCGTGGTTTCTCCCGGTCTAAAACTAGGCCGCTGAAGTTGAGACCTGAGTTGTGCTATACCTGCATCAAAACTCTGGATCTGCTGTTTTAGTTGTGCTTGTGTGGCCATAGTAATTCCCTTGTTGTATTTACCGACAACAAAAACGGCTAAGTTAATCGCACAAAAGGTTTGACAAACGGTGAGAGTGTTGTATAATAACTACATTACAAGGAGAACTTCCACTCATGGCTACTACGCCCGCAACACCTAAAAAAGTCAATTATCTCAACAATAGAGATATCTTAAAAGAAATACATTTCAGCAAAAACACCTACTGTTCATATCGCGATCCTGTGCTGGATCACCAGTATGATATTATTTTGCCATCGCTGGAAAAAATCAATCAACGCACTGTTGCCGAAGCACGTAGAAATCGTGCTGACCGTATCAAACGCGAAACCGGCGAGGTTGTTAACGACAAAAAAATTCCGCACACAGATCTTGTGTTTCGCATCACTTGCTGGGAGCATATACCCATGGCTCCTAAAAAACAAACCAAAGCACAAGCCAAAAAAAGCAAGATGGAAGAGCTGTTAGAGCTTGATGATTCTATCGAATCTGACGGTTTAGAGGAATTGGTAGAAGTACCTGTGCTGGACATGAACTATGTGAGATTGAACTTTCCTCCCTTCTATCACTATCGTTTGGACGAAGAAAAACAGCCGTTTTTGGTGGGCAAATCGCACTGGAAGGGTACCTTAGATGGGGGCGAGTTCTGCAGAGATCATGGCAAAATGACCAATAAATTGGCTCACATGTTTATCAAATTGTGCGAAAGATATGCTACAAGGAGTAACTGGCGTGGATACACATACAACGAAGAAATGCGGGGACAAGCCTTGCTACAACTCAGCCAAATTGGCTTGCAGTTCGATGAATCAAAATCGCAGAACCCTTTTGCGTATTATACTGCCGCTATCACTAACAGCTTTACTCGTGTGTTAAACATTGAAAAGAAGATGCAAAATATTCGTGATGATATCTTAGAATTAAACGGACTCAATCCTAGCTGGACACGACAATTTTCCGAAAGTCATAACAAAGCAGCCGAAGCGGTTGCAAACAGTCCCGAAGAATAGTATACTGCTACTCTATGGCCAACTTATTCAAGAAGGCTATCGTTTTCACTGACATCCATTTTGGACTGAAATCGAATAGCCTCATACACAATCAGGATTGCGAAAAGTTTGTAGATTGGATCATTGCAACTGCTCGAGAGCAGGGCTGTGAGACTGGAATGTTTTTGGGCGACTGGCACCATCACCGTGCTTCAATCAATCTACAGACTTTGAACTTTAGCTTGCAGGCGCTGGAAAAGCTGTCGGCAGCATTCAGTCAATTCTTTTTTATTCCTGGCAATCATGATCTCTACTACAGAGACAAGCGTGACATTCACGGTGCTGCCTGGGCTCGACACTTGCCCAACATACATGTGTGCAACGATTGGTTCCACGAAGGTGATGTCATAATTGCTCCTTGGCTGGTGGGCGATGATCATAAGCGCATACAAAAAATGTCCAGCAAGTATATGTTTGGACACTTTGAACTTCCACATTTCAAAATGAATGCTATGGTAGAAATGCCCGACCATGGAGAAATACAAGCCGCACACTTTGGGCACTATGACAAAGTGTTCTCTGGGCACTTCCACTTACGACAACACAAAAACAACATCAACTACATTGGTAATGCATTTCCTCATAACTTTGCCGATGCCGGAGACGACCAGCGCGGGTGCATGATATTAGAATGGGGTCAAGAACCCAGGTATCATGCCTGGGCCGATCAACCATTGTACAATGTGTTTGATCTTTCAACTCTTATCGATCGCGGAGATCAACTGCTTCGACCCAACATGCATGTGCGTGTGCAGTTAGACATTGAAATTAGCTACGAAGAGGCTGGGTTTATCAAGGATACGTTTATAACCAAACACAATCTTAGAGAAATGGCATTGATGCCCAACAAGCGGTCAGCCCTGGAAGAGGACTTAGCCCCAGGCGAAATTCGATTTGAGTCTGTGGATCAGATTGTCACAGATCAGATCACCAAGATTGAATCAGAATTTTACGATCCTAAATTGCTATTACAAATATATCAGGCGCTATGATAAAAAAAGTATTATGCCTTGGTAACAATACTGTAGATACAGATACTAAAACACGAAAGCTCTCCGCCGATGCTGACATGCCATGCCACGGACTGCTAAGTGAGCTCGACCGTCCAATTACCTCAGCACAGTATCTAGAAAATGGGTACTATCATTCTAGTGTGTACGATGTGGCTTTTGGGAAACTGAAAAATCTTTGCGAAGAGTTTGATCTGGTAATCATGCTGGATCAACCTAAAACTCAATGGGAGCATCCTAATTCTTTTTATCTCACAGTTCGACTACTTAACAGTCTTAAAACTAAAATAAAATTTCTAAATGTAACATACAAAGACAACATTGAGTTTTTTGAAGACCTTGTCAAGAAAAACAAAAGTTTTTGTATATTCCCCTTTATTGAGATGTTGACAAATTTTGATTCTACCACAGTATGTTGTAGGTCGGATACTCCAATTGTGAAACTGTCAGAGCTTAAAGATTTTAAAACTGACCCAAACTATGTTGCTATTAGACAAAAGATGATTGCTGGAGAACTGTTGCCCGAGCATTGTGATTCTTGTTATCGTCTTGAAAACAAAGGTATCCTCAGTGCTAGACAACAAGAAACTGTGGAGTGGGCTAATATTTTGAATATTAACAGTCTTGAAGATCTTGATGAGATTGTTGCACCAGCATATTATGAAGTACGTCCAGACAACAAGTGTAATCTACAGTGCAGAACTTGTAATCCCCTTAACAGTCACCTTATTGCCCGAGAGTATAAAAAACTCAATATTGGAGTAGTTGACCTGCTGCCAAAAAGACACACATCTGGCTTTGAAATTATTAAGTTCGATAATCTTAAAAAACTCTATGTAGCCGGTGGCGAGCCCATGGTAATGCCTGCATTCTACCAGTTTCTTGATGACTGCATCAACAATGCTAACACAGATTTTGAGATGCTGGTTAATACTAATGGCACCAAACTCAGTGCTCGTTTTAAAAATCAACTAAAAAACTTTTCTAATTTTCAGTTTGTTTTTAGTATAGATGGATTTCAAGATCTTAACTATTACATACGATGGCCTGCTGATTGGAATACCATTGTTGAAAACATTAGATACTTGAGAGAACAGCACCATCGAGTCACTGTTAATGTTACTGTTTCAATTTATAACATTTCAAGTTTGGACAAGTTACTGGCATTTATTGACAGTGAATTTCCTAACACCTTGGTACATTGTCAGTTGGCCGAAGGTCCACAGTGGATGTCTCCGTTTGTTTATCCATTCAAAGATCAAGCGTTAGAATCATTGCACCGAGCACAAACGCTGATGTGCTATGCCAACGACCCGTTGCTGGCCAGTAGCATCAATGGTTATATCAACCACTTTGAGAATCAACATGTAATTGACTTTGCTTCTTTGGCTCAGTTTTACAACATCAACAACAAGCTCGACCAATCTAGAGATATTGAACTCAAAGATTATCTGCCCGAGCTAGACAACTACCGAAAGATTGTTTATAATAACATATGATCCAAATAAAAGATCTCACCGTTAAAAACTTTATGAGTGTGGGCAATGCCACACAGGCCATTAACTTTGACCGCAGAGACCTCACACTGGTGTTGGGTGAAAATTTGGATCTTGGAGGAGACGGTAGTCGCAACGGCACAGGCAAGACTACAATTATCAATGCCTTGAGTTATGCGTTGTATGGCCAAGCTCTTACCAACATTCGCAGAGACAATCTAATCAACAAAACCAATGGCAAAAACATGTTGGTCAGCCTGGACTTTAATATTAACGGCCGAGACTACAAGATTGAACGCGGTCGTAAACCCAATGTGTTAAAGTTTTATGTCAACAACGAAGAACAAGCCGCAGATGACAACAGCCAGGGTGACAGTCGTGAAACACAAGATGCTATAGAGGCAGCCTTGGGTATGACGCATGACATGTTCAAACATGTGCTGGCATTAAACACATACACTGAACCGTTTTTGAGTCTTAAGGCCAATGATCAAAGAGCTATCATTGAACAACTTCTTGGAATTACCTTGCTCAGCGAACGTGCTGAACGCATCAAAGAACTCAACAGAGAAACCAAAGACGGCATTACACAAGAAGAAATGCGTATTCGTGCAGTACAGGAAGCCAACAAACGCATTGAGGAACAAATCGAAAATCTACGTCGGCGACAAACAATGTGGATAATAAAACATGATGAAGAGATTGAAAAGTTGCAAACGGCGCTGGAAGAGCTTAAGAAGATCGACATTGAAGCGGAGATTGAAGCGCACAAGGCGTACAAAATTTGGGATCAGAAACGCAAGGATATCAACGACTTATCTGGCCAGATCTCCCGCACGAAACTTGATGTGGATCGAGAAAACAAAAGCGTTGAAAAACTTAGCAAAGAGATTGCAACACTTGAGTCTCACACCTGTCACACATGTGGTCAACCGTTCCACGACAATAAGCACCAACAAGTTATGGAAGCGAAACAGAAAGATTTGGCAGGTGCAAGAGCGGCAAGCCAGGAACACAGCAACCTCTTATCAGAACTACAGGCTGCCCACGACTCCCTGGGCACGTTAGGTAAACCACCTAAGATGTTCTATGACAACGAAGCCGATGCTGTACATCACCAGGCAACATTGACCAATTTAGAAAAACAAATTGCCGAAAAATCTGCTGAAACTGATCCATACGGCGAACAAATTGAAGAAATGACCGGTCAGGCTTTGCAAGTAGTAACCTATGATACTCTCAACGAGCTCACAAGACTGCAGGAACACCAAGATTTTTTACTTAAACTTTTGACCAACAAAGATTCGTTTATACGTAAGAAGATCATTGAACAAAATTTAAGTTACTTGAATGCTCGACTCACTCACTACCTGGATCGTATTGGACTGCCGCATCAGGTCATATTTCAAAACGATCTCAACGTTGAAATCACAGAACTTGGCCGAGATCTTGATTTTGATAACTTGAGTCGTGGCGAACGCAATCGACTTATTTTAAGTATGAGTTGGGCATTCCGCGATGTTTGGGAAAGTTTGTACTCACCTATCAACTTGCTGTTTATTGACGAATTAGTTGACTCGGGTATGGACACACAGGGCGTAGAAAATAGTTTGGCCTTGCTGAAGAAGATGAGCCGAGAGCGTCACAAATCAATTTGGCTAGTATCGCATCGCGATGAACTGGCTGGTCGTGTAGAGAACATTTTAAAAGTAGTCAAAGAAAATGGCTTTACAAGTTATAACACAGATGTAGAAATTACATGAGTCTAGCAACCTGGCATTTTCATATAGAGATTTCAAGCAAGTGTACTTTGCGATGCCCTCGTTGTGCTCGGCAAGAAGTTCCGGACAGTTTGGTCAACACTGAACTAGATTTAGAATTTTTTAAAAAAAATTTTACCAAAGAGTTTATCATCAACAATGTAGAAAAGATCACATTCTGCGGCGACGATGGTGACCCTATCTACGCACACGATCTTATACCAGTGATCAAATATATTAAAAGTGTCAAACCAGTTGAGATTGTGATTGTTACCAATGGCAGTCACAAAAAGTCAGAGTGGTGGAAAGAGTTAGGTTGTACATTAGCGGACACTGACACTGTACACTTTAGTATAGATGGCTGGAACAACGAGTCCAACAACTTGTACCGTGTTAACAGTGATTTTAACAGCATACTGGCAGGTGTTGCAAGTTTGCGATCAACCAGCAGATGTCGCACAGTATGGGACGCTATTGCATTCAAGTTCAACGAAGACCATTTGATTGACATGGTAACCATGGCACAAGAACAAGGATTTGATGCTATACAAATTACTAAAAGCACAAAGTTTGGCACAGTCTATCCCAGTTACGGAGTTAACGACCCACTTGAGCCTAGTAAAAAACTTGTAAGTAACTCGCATAGATTTGAAAGAGATGTTATACTATTAAGCACTCGTGGGTTGAACAACAAAGTGCATGCAAAAAATATTCAACTTTATAAATCAGTCAACGAAGTTAACGGTGTACGACCGTTGTGTGAAATTGGCAACAAAGGTCTATACATTGATGCCCGTGGTCGACTGTTTCCTTGCTGTTGGGTTGCTAATCGCTATAGTCACAACTCTGATTGGAAAGGCATTGCTAACAAGTTTGATTTGAATCAACGTAATTTGAGCGATGCTGTAACTGATAATTTTTGGGAAACAACATTTAAAAGTTTTGGGTGGCAGGAATGCCAAACAAAGTGTAATACAAGTAGGGTAGATGAAAAATACGCAACAGAGTGGTAAAATGGTAACTACAATTCATGGCATGGCTTTTCGAATCGCAAGAAATTACGGAGTTACCCGAAGATTGTGCAGGGTTTGTTTATTTGATCACAAATAAACTAACTGGCAGAATGTACATTGGCAAAAAACTAGCAAAATTTAAACGAACAACATACAAAGTAGTCAAACTCAAAAACGGCAACAAAAAACGTAAAAAAATTCGTGGCACCATAGACTCAGATTGGCAAACATATTATGGCAGTTCTCCGGAGTTATCTCGAGATGTTGAACTGTTAGGCACAGAAAACTTCACTCGCGAAATTTTGTATTACTGTAGGTCCAAGGCTGAATGTAGTTACATAGAAGCTCGCGAACAATTCTCAAGACGTGTGTTAGAAAGCGATGATTACTACAACGGGCACATACAAGTGCGTGTACACGGTAGTCACATTAAAAATAAAATATGAAAGATCATTCAGTTCAAAACAAACTAACAATATTTTTAGGCGATGTCTCTGTTTACCTTGCAGAGATTGCTAAAGAGTATGATCAGTCTGCTTGGCTGTTAGATCAACACAATTATAAAAAAATAATGTCTCCGCTGAAATCCAGTACAACAGTATACACATCACTAGGCGATTTACCAAAAAATTTAGAAACTGTTTATAATATTCTTTGTCAGGCTGATACAATTTTTTATTGTCGACCCGAGACATGGTCAGATAACAAAAATTTTGATATCATAAACCCTGATCAAAGCACACACGGCTTTACAGAAATTTTATTATTGTTGTTACCAAAATCAATTGAAATAAAAAACTTTGATCCTTTTAGTCCATTGGATCATGACCCAATACCATTGGTTGACTGTCGTAAAACAGAAAAACCTCAGCTGTGGATTGCAGGATGTAGTATCAGTCACGGAATTGGCGTAACTTCTAGACAACGTTATGGTGCTTTATTGGCTGACGCTTTGAACTTAGAATGTAGTTTTTTAACTCGCCCTGGATCTGCTATCAACTGGGCCGCTGATCAAATTTTAAGATCGGATATACAAGCTGGCGACCTGGTTATATGGGGTTTGACGTCTTGGAACAGGTTGACTTACGTCCACGACAATAAACTATTGCAAGGCATTAACACATCCACCTATCAAGAACATCCTGAATACAACAGTATTATCGACATTGATCAGTTGCTTTCTCAACAGACATTTTACAATCATTTTTACTCTATACAACAAGTTTTAAATTATTGCAAAAAAATTAGTTCAAAATTATTCATAGTTGGCGTATTTCCTAACAACTTCAGTCTGCTGGGATTTTTACAGTCACAAAAAAATTACATACATATTCCCCATCAACTTCATTACAAAAACTCTCAACTATCACAAAAGTTTTTAGATTTAGGATCTGACGACATACATCCTGGACCTAAACAACATCAGGCATACAAAGATACTATTTTAAATTTTATAGAAGCACAATAACTTCTTATTACACAGTAAAGACTCGCACAGGTCAACATCGTGTGCCGAACAGTAGAAACCTGGACCCAGTGTCGCAGAAATCCGAAGTCTCGTCGCTGTAACGAGCACTCAATCAGTATCCTTGACAGGACCACGATCGCAAACACCTGCGGTTTGATTGTTTGAATAG